GAATCATATGAGAGAGAGAGAGAGAGTACGTGGCGTGATAAGTACGAACCGATGCGTCAGGAGATGCTTCGTAAGTACAGACAGAACTCTCGGCTCATCAAAGAAGATCGTCAGATGGATATATTTGACTACTTAGGAGATGACAATGACTGAAACGGAAAAGATGCTTCGCAGGGAAATCGTAAGGCTTGAAACCGAAAACAATTCTCTGAAGGAGCGATTAAAAATAGCGGAAAAACTCAATTGGAAAGTATGCGAAGAAAACAAGTTTCTCAATCGATATCTGATGGCGATTGAAGGATTGAGAAAAATCGGAGAGGGGGTGGTTTAGGTGAAGCATTTCGGCGATATCAAAAAACTTAACGGCGCAGAGTTGCCCGTGGTTGATGTGATTACAGGTGGTTCACCTTGTTAGCCAAGACCTCAGTGTCGCTGGCAAACGAGCCGGACTTGAAGGCGAAAGAAGCGGTCTGTTTATGGAGCAGATTCGAATAGTAAAGGAGATGAGAGAACATGACAGAGCCAGTGGAAGGTCAGCTTTCCTTGTTCGACCTCGATACATGGTTTGGGAAAACGTGCCTGGAAGTCTCTCCTCAAACCAAGGAAAAGACTTCCAAGCCGTCCTCACGGAAATCGTCCGCATCGCAGACCCGAACGCTCCCGATGTGCCTATGCCTGAAAAGAAGTGGGCATGGAGCGGATGCCTCTACGATGACATGGGTCGATGGAGCGTTGCTTGGAGAATTCACGATGCACAGTTTTGGGGAGTCCCCCAGCGAAGAAAACGCATCGCTGTTGTCGCAGATTTTGGTGGACTCAGCGCACCCGAAATACTCTTTGAGCGAAAAGGCTTGCGCCGGAATCCTGAACCGAGCGAACAGGAGAGGGAAGAAATTGCCGGAGCAGTTGGAACAGGCGTTGCTGAACCAAGCGCATTCACTCTCAAAGTGCGGGGGGGGCGAGAGATTGACTCCCACGGCAAACGAGCTGGAAAAGGAGCGTTAATTCAGACCGAGATGTCGGGAACGATAGGCGTTGCACAAGATCAGAGCCTGTTTCAGACAGTAGCGATAGAAGGCAACGGTACACGAGAATCCCATCACGGCGATGGATACTCAGTCACGGATACGATGTTCACTCTGAACAGCACAGAGCAACACGCTGTGGCTGCTCAGACCACATCGGTGGGGGTTACCAAAACCTATCGGAAACAAGCTCATCCGATGAATGCGGAGATGGCACAAGGGTATGAGGAAACTTCGGTTTCCGATACCCTTAACATCTTCGACAACACGGAAGCAAGAACTCCGACTTTGATACTTAACGATAGAAATGAAAGTGATTGTGCTGGAACATCATCCGAACGACTCTCGGATAAAGATTGTTGATGACGGAATATGTCAGTCATTGACCTCAAGAATGGGGACAGGTGGGGGGTAACGTACCGCTTGTGATTGTGATAGATGATGGCGAAAACATATCAAAGAAAAACAGGGACATTAAGTCCAGGCGCACATGCCGGAAGTTATAACGGACAGGATGCGTATAACGACATGTTGGTGGTTGAAAATGAAATGGAATTATTGGAACGGAGAGCAGATAGCGGGAACGTTGTCGGCTCGGAATGCGGGGGGGGGTCAACGAATGCCGGATAAAGAAAATTTCAACGCTGTGACAAGCAAGACCGTTGTACGGCGTTTAACTCCTCTTGAGTGCGAACGGTTGCAGGGGCTACCTGACAATTGGACTGACATCGGTGAATGGACAGACTCAAAAGGCAAGGTTCATCAGCCAGCGGACAGCCCAAGGTACAAGGCTTTGGGAAACAGTATTGCAACACCGTTTTGGTTCTATCTGCTGAGAAGGATCTCAGCTCAGTATGAGCGTCCGGCAACACTAGGTTCGCTCTTCGATGGGATCTCGGGATTTCCTCTCGCATGGGCGAGATGCAACGGCCCGAAGTCGGTGCTGTGGACTTCGGAAATTGAAGAGTTTCCAATCGCAGTGTGCAAACGGCACTTCGGCGATGAGGAAACAGGTGAAGAAGGGGATATTGCCAAATATCTCTAAAACAGAAAGAAGGTAAATAATGGCTTACACAAACGGTATCAACCGAATTGAAATCAAGGGTGTCATCACAACGGACATTCAGAAAATCGAAAAGAACGGCGATGTGATCGGATGCAAGTTCATGATTGGTGTTAACCGGAAACAGACCAAAAAGGAAGCAGAGGCACATGCACAGCTGCAGAGCGATTACATTCCCTGCACCGCTTGGTCTTGGACGGCAAAACACATTCTGGACAAGTACGAGAAGCGTTCTCCAATCTTCATCATCGGTCAGTGGACGAGTGGATCTTACACAGACCGTACAGGCAAGAAGGTATACACGAATACCTGCACAGTCGGAGAGGTTCACGACATGTCGTACGGCTCAAATCAGGGCGCAGACAATCAGAAACCTTATGTGGATAATTCTGTGGATTCTGTGCTTGGTGTAAGCACTGCAGATACCGGAGCGGGGGAATATCCCGAAATCGACCCTGATGATCTGCCGTTTTAAGAAAAAATAGGAAGGAAAAATTATGAATACAGTGATTGTTGTGCTTGTTTCGCTCGTTATTGGAGCGGTCGCTGGCGGTACTGCCGCACTTGTTGTTGTAGAGGTAAAAACAGAGGATTTCACCGAGGTTATCAACAGCATCAAAAAGAATGTGGAAAACCTCGCTGAGATTACCCACATTCAGAATGAAACTGCTCAGAGTTCCACACGGATTGCAATGGACATTAACAAAGCCCTTCAGGAACTCATTCTCAAATACAAGTCTGACCGGACATGGATGATGCAGTCACTGAATGATCTTTGGAAGGACTATGACGAGCGTCATCCGAAAGAGTCCGCTGCCGAAGAGGCTGTGGAGATCAAACCGATTAATGAAACCGCAAAACCGAAGAGAACTCGGAAGCGGAAACAGCCGAAGGAAGAGGTAAAGACCGATGACGCAGAATGAGGAGCGTGAATACGACCGGAAACGTTGTTCAGAGCTTGCTGAGAGTGCATTTGACACATTGGATGATGCGATGCTCGATATTGACCTTGCACTTGAACATTGCGCTCCTACGAGCCTCACAAAGGCACGAGAACTTGTGGACCAGGCGATGAAACTGCTTGAAGAAGTAAGAGACGGGGGATGTTGGTGAACTATGTCAAACAGGGTTTTGAAGGAAAGCATATGCATGAGCGAAACCATCGATGCCCTGACATGGTTTGAGGAAGTTTTCTTCTATCGGCTTATGGTCAAGTGTGATGACTTTGGAAGATGTGACGGAAGACTGAAGATCATCAAAGGGCATTGCTTCCCGTTAAAAGACATAACTGAAGAAGAATTGGACAAGGCACTTAACAAGTTATCCTTGGTCGGGCTTATCCGGCGGTATACCGTTGGCGGTCATCCATACATTCAGTTTGTCACTTGGGAGAAGCATCAGACGGTCAGAAATAAGAAGAGTAAATACCCTTCAATTGAAGAAGGCGAAGAGCAATTGCCTTCAATTGAAAACAATTGCATGCAAATGAATGCAATTGCGTCTCTAATCCAATCCAATCCAATACAATCCGAATCCAATCCGAATCCAATTCAATCCTTAGAAGAGGGGGAAAAAGCAAAGCGCAGAGAAAAACGCTTTGTTCCCCCGACTCTTGAAGAAGTACAGACATACATTTCGGAAAACAACTACATCATCGATGCTCAGAAGTTTATCGATTACTACCAATCAAACGGGTGGATCGTAGGCAAAACGAAGATGAAAGATTGGAAGGCTACGGTCAGAGGTTGGGAAAGACGAGAACAGGAGCATTTCAGAAAAACGCAAAAAGCGGAAGAAGATCCGATGGGATTCCTTCCGTTCTGAGGAGAGACAGATATGACAAAAGATGAAATGTCGAAAATCATGAACATTCTCTTCGTTGCTTATCCGCAGTCCTTCAAAGGATGGACGAAGGGGCAGTTCTCAACAGCAAGCAACCTGTGGCTGGAGATGTTCAAAAAGATTCCATATGAGATTGTCATGATGGCGGTGAAGAAAGAACTTGCGGAAAACCGAACGGGGTTTGCTCCGAGCATCGGACAGATTACCTACAGAGTTAAGGAACTTATCACTGTGTACGATGCTGCCACCGCTTGGGAAGATGTCGCATACATGGTCAGATACATCGATATCGAGGATGTAGGAAGACATCTCAAAAACGGTGACAGAATCACTCAGCAGATTTATTCCATCAGAGACATTCAGCGTCTTAAGAACACGCCTGGTTCGCTTGAGTCCGAAAGACCGAGGTTCTATGCAAAGTACAACAACCTGAAGGACAAGGCTGAACAGGAAGCAGTCGAGAGCGGTGATCTTCTCTCAATCTCAAATCCATTGCTTTTATCAGCTTTGGGAGTCGGAAAGAAGGTTCTGATGGAAATCGACATGAAGGGAAGTGCCGAGAATGGGCAAAATCGCTGATTTAAGCACCCTGAATCCGATTTATGGGTATTTGCCATACTGTGCAACCTTCCGCGACGGAATCGACCCTACAACCCACAAAAAGACGGTCGTAACGGAGTATCGAAAGACATATCCACCGTTTCCGTGGAAAAGGGATGGAAATGCACACGAAAACGAGAGTCCGGTCGAGTTCATCGAAGAGTGCGCTCGACAGGGCCTTGTGCGATGGGAAACGAAAGAACAGGAACAGGAGCGGATATTCCGTGAAAGACCTTACGGCGAATCCGCTCCCGTGTCTTGGGAAGAGTATCAGAGGCTGAAAGGAAATATATGAGCATGGATGAAGAAAAACACGTATCACAGGCAAGCGCAGCCGAGATCAATATTTCGAAATTTGTGTTTGTTGTTGTGCATCTTATTATTCCGCTGATTGTCGGAAGGATCTTCGGAATTGTCGCTGAACGTTTCGCCTATGGCTTAGTCATTTGCATTATCTCCCTGAAGGCAATTGAGGCATTCCTCGTACTTGACGGCATTCAGGTGATGGTTGAAAAAGCAACCGAAGAATTGGAAAGGAAGATGAAGGATCGTGACCAGACTGATTGACAGTATAGATCCCGAAGTAATCATGAAGGTCGGCATGGTTATCGGTGTTATTGGGTTCTTCCTTGTGATGCTCGGATTCTTGATTTCAATATGCGGAGTAATGCTTGGAGACTGCTTATGAATAGGTTGATTGATGCGAATGCGCTGAAAGAATACATAGATTGCGGACATTTACGAAATCCGTGTGAAGTGTGTTTCAGCGAATTGGATGTTGTCAATTTGATTGATGAAGCACCAACCATAGAAGCAGAGCCAGTGCGGCATGGGAAGTGGATTGAATACCCGATAGCGTACGGAATGAATCAATGCTCTGAGTGTGGTGTCTTGCGTTTTGGAGAATCAAACTACTGCCCGAACTGTGGCGCAAGGATGGATGCCGAATGAAACCAAAACCGTTTGAAATTATCGTGGAATTTACCCCGCAAAGCACCAAGACGGGCATCACGTATGAAGTACATCAAAAAGGTTCGCTGATACGGTGCAGGGATTGTAAATACTATGACCCGCCGCACGTTGAAAATAACGGGGAAAGACATGAGTACAGCGAGTTTCCGCCGGAAGCGTTCGACATTCTGCTTGATAGAAGCGTAACCGTTGAATATGGAATCAATGTAGGAGGCAGATGCACATATTACAACATGTGCGGATACCCCGATGATAAGAGCGTGTTTGTTCCCGCTGACAATTATTGCAGTAGAGCAGAACCGAAGGAGACAAACAATGACCATTAAGACTTTGCTCACAATCACGATGATCGTTACTGCTGTGTTTGTGTTTAAGGATGTTCCGGCGAAAACGATGATTGACATACTGCTTGCGGAAATTCTCGTTTCACTGTTTTGGTGGACGCAAGGGAGACAAAGATGATTGTTAAATGTCGTGAAAACGGCGGTGTTGGAGATTGCCCTTTCCTCAGGTCTTGTTTGGCTAGAATGAACGACCCAACGATTAGCGGCTGCTCGATGCCGTTTGTGTGGACAGGAATGATGAAAATATCGGATGCGGAAGTTGAGCATACGGTATCGACAGAAAAAGAAGAACCGCCACGAATTGGCAAACGGAAAGAGAGGAAGATAAAGCGGAAGGGGGATGAATGAAAGACCTTAAACCTTGTCCTTTTTGCGGAATGGAAATGTTCCTTGAGCAGAGGAAGAACAAGATGTATTACCTTTGCGGATATCATAAGCCAAACTGCATCATGAATTACACGAAGTTGCCACCGTATAACATTGCGGATGTGGCGATCATTCAGTGGAATCGCAGAGCAGAAGAAGCACAGGAGATTAAAGCGTGAGAGTAAAACTTGATAAAGATGCATATATGCCAATTAGGGCGCACCAGGATGATGCCGGAATGGATCTTCGGACACCGTTCGATGTGACCGTGCTGCCGAACGGCTGTTCAGCCGTAATCGACACAGGGGTACACATGGAGATTCCAAAAGGATACTTCGGGAAGGTCGAATCCAAGTCCGGTCTGAACGTAAATCACGGCGTTGTGTCCTGTGGCGGTGTTATTGACTGCGGATACACAGGTTCGATTGTTGTGAAGCTCTACAATTTCGGAAAACTGCCGTATCACTTCAAAAAAGGCGATAAGGTTGCTCAACTTGTTATCATTCCATGCATTGCACCGGAACTTGAACAGGTCGAGGAACTCAGCACGGATTCTGAGCGTGGTGACAATGGTTTTGGAAGTACAGGACGGTAAAGTATCCGTCATCAAGTGCAAGAACTGCAAACACTACGCAAGAAATCACTATGACATCGTGGGCGGTATACCAAGACTTACCGCTCACGATATCTGCTACTTTTGGTGCGGTGGATGCAAAACCGAACCTGATGGATGGTGCTTCCGAGCAGAACCGATAGAGGGGAGCGTGAAACTGAAAAATGCCGAAACAGACAAGCAAAAAGATGCCGGATGATTTCACAGAAAAATTCGACATGTATATGATGGCTATAAAACCTAGAACTAAACTTAATCCTAACGATGTAGATGAGTTAAAACGTAGATTTATTAATTATCGTAAGAAGACTATTGAGTACGGTATGGAATTTGCAAACATCAATGCATACAAAGCTCTCGGACTGTCTGCCGAGCAAATCAAATCTTACACCGGCCCTAGATACTCCGATAATCCCGAACGGGGAGATTTCCTCAGAGGGGTGCTTGATTATCTTGGCGCATACCGAGAACAGGCAATCATGAAGGGATATGCTCCGCAGATTCCAGGCATCTTCGCTCAGAAAAACTACGATGGCATGCGAGATGTGGCAGAAGTTCAGCATACGCACATTTCGGAAACCCCTCGTGATCTTAAGAGCATTGCAGCTCGATACCAAGATGTCATCGATGTGGAATTCACACCGAAGAAGCCGAAGCAAATTGAAACTGTCGAAGTAGTGAAGGAAGGGGAAGAATGAGCGTAATCGAAGTAAAAATCGATGATGACTATTACATCATGCCGGACACGACCGGATATGTCCTTGTGAAACACGGAATCGGACACAGGGCGAAGACGAAAGAAGAATTCATATCGAGAATCGATATCGGCTACTTTTTCACGATTTCGGACTGCATGAAAGGCTATGTCCGAGAGATTGAAAAAAATGCCGTCTTAGACGGGGCTGTGAGCGATGTTAGGGATTTCATGGATATTTTATCGAGGAAAGAGGAATCGTTGCGTACAACCGCCCTTACGGTGGCAAATAGAGCGTTCTGTGAAGCAGAAGGGACTGATACCCGATGAGAGGACACCTGAAACCGTGTCCGTTCTGCGGAGCAGAGGCACGGCTGGTCAGAGGGAAGAGCAATCTGTTTCTTCTTCAAGTCAGGCATACAGACAGGTGTTTTCTGCTGAACATGAATGATCCTATCTCGTTTGATAAGACAGCTCTGATTGACCGATGGAACAAGAGATATGAAGAGAAGGCACAGGAAAAAATTCATGAGCATTGATGAACTGAAAACTTATATTGAAGACCGTTTAACTGTTAACTTCAATTATGATGTTATTGATGATAAGAAAAATGATAACAGAAGTGATGAAGTATATTACTTAAGAAGCAAACCGCTGAAGTCCGGTTCTTGGATTGAGATATACCCTCGGATGGATGTCAATGACGGAACGTTCAATATGTATCAAGTGGTCGAGCATGACATTCTGAGAGCATGGCTTCACTCTTCTGCGGAAGACATCTGCGGACATCTGAAGTCAGACTTCAACTTCCACAACAGGCAGAGCCAGGCGAGGCTGTTCTGAGCATAAAAAAGGAGCGTGAGATCCACGCTCTTTTCTTATGCCTGTTTTCTGTTTCCTACTTCTCCAGCCGGAAGAACACACAGATTGAAGAGTCCTCTTTCATCGTTGAAACTTCCGTAGAAGTTTGTAATCTGCAGGTTCTGTGAGTGTTCGCCCAAATGGACAACGTATCCCTCGATGTTATAGAAGTGTTCAGGTTCATCGCAGTCCTCGTAGGTTTCTTCGTAAATGTCTTCAATTTCCCAAATCATTTCACTTGCTGGCTGGTCGGCACAGTCAATTCCGTTAACCCCTCTGAACATCATGTCTTCAAACTGTTCTTTCATGAGCGAGAACTCAAGCTCTGTGATTCCCTTTGTGTAATCTCTCTGTTCCTTGATAAGTAAGTTTTTCATGGTTTAGTTTCTCTCTTTCTATGTATTTATTCTTCTGTGGTTTTTGTTTCAAGAATCCAAGAATGACTGTATGCGTCCAGGCTGTCATCATCGATGTACAGACCCTGAAAGTGAATGGTTTCTCCGCCGAACTTGAGGAAGGCATCGCCTTTTCCTCTCAGCTTTTCTGCACCGGACATTCCGAGAACTAACTGTGATTCAGACCATTTATCGACCTGTAAGCAGATCCGTGCGGTGAGGTTCGCTGTGATGTTCCGGCTGATGATGTCAGCGGTCGGATGCTGGACGGCGATGACGATATGGATTCCCGCTGCACGACCGAGGAAGGCGATGTTTGCGACCAAGTCCTGTGCGCTCTTTCCGCCTGTGTAGACTAACTGAGCGAATTCATCGATGAAGATGTACAGTTTCTTTCCGTCCCACTTGCGGATTTTCCGTTCCTTCATGGAAGCATACCGTCTGTTCATCTCTGCCTGTACATCCCGAAGGGCATTGATTGCCTCAAGAGTGTTTGTGATGACGGGGCGTTTCAGGAGCGGGTTTCCATCGTAGAACGGGGATAATTCAACCTGTTTCGGGTCAACCATCAGCATTTCGCAGTCATTCAGACCGTTGCGGAGCAGAAGACTGCAAATCACGGAATGAAGCATCACTGACTTTCCGCTCCCTGTCGTTCCGGCGATCAACAGGTGAGGACATTCCGCAAGGTCCAGGGTGATGCCTTCAGCCAGCACGACCGTGCTTTTCGGCTTATTCGTGATGTCTGCGTTGAGTGCTGCGCTCACGTATTCCTTCGGAAGAAGGTTTCCGTCAGGCGTTGTGTAGAAACATGTGGTGATTGTGTTTGTGGTTTTCATGGTTTAGTTCTCTCTTTCGTTTGTGGTTACTCTGCTTCGGCTGCCTGTGCCTTTTCAGCACGTTTCTTTGCTCGGTAGGTTCTCATGTTCCGAGTGTTCATTGCTCGGTTCTTCTCTTTTCCGGTAGGCGATTCCCGCCACTTTTTAAGGGCTTCTCTGTGCGCTTCTAGATCCTTTTCCTTCCGCTCCTCAAGCTCTTTTGTGTAGAGAATGAACTGTTCTACGGTTTCGGGGTCTGCTGGAAGTCCTTCGTTGACTTGAATCAGCATTTCACGGACTTTGAGCAGAAGGTCGAAGTCCTTTGCTGTGATCCTAAGCATTCCTTAACTCCTTTCTTCTCTTGTAGTATACTACTTTACATATATAGTAGTCAACTACTTTATTTTAATATAATTGATATTTTGTACATGCGTTCCTGACTGAGCAGAAGCGCATGGGCCTAACATCAATTACTGATGGTTTTTCAAATACTGCTTATAGTCGATCACTTCGATGATTTTTTCTCTTTTGGTTGCGGAAGTATCGAAGGACAGAAGATACATTTTTGTGAACCAATCGAACACTTCATCAGTATCGCAGTATTCCTTCAACGTGTGTTCCCGCTGCCAATTGGGCTGAAATGCGTCATCGTCAGCTTCCCGTGGGTCTGCGTCAAGAAACAGAACATCGTAGCACATGTCATCCATTGCGAAGAAGAACACGCCGTCCTCTATTTCACCCATATACACGTAGATGTTTCCGCCCGTGTAGATGGCTTCGGCAGAAACAAACTGCCTGTTGAGGTAACGAGGGTCTGTGTAGACGGTCGGAAGAGCCATCCAGGCGATGACTTTCCAGCCCCCGTTGCCGTCCTTGTCTTCTGCTGTCCATCCGTCATCGTATGTCATGAACGCTACCCTTCGGCACTTTTCTCTACCGCTCACGGTGAACGTTGTCGTTACGATGTACGTTCCGTTTTCTTCCGGCAGTCCGTCATTGACAGAAATCCAATTTGCTTTCATAGGTTTAGTTTTATCTCCTTTTCTTCGGGTTGATATCCCGTGATTGCCTCAAGCTGCGCTTGGGGCAATGGCTGAACATCAACGGCAGAAGGCTTCGATTCTTTCCGCAAGCTCTTGTGCTTTGCTGACTTCTTCCGGTCGGAAGTCATCGCTGTTTTTGATGACTTCCCGAAGATCATCGAGAACGGCAGAAGTGTTTTCCGTGAGGTCGTTCACAATGGATTCCATCATTTCGTCTTCCGTTAGACCGTTCCAGGGGTCGAGGTCGAAGAAGAATGTCATAATCTCACGGCTGAATGTTCCTAATCTTTCGGTTTTTTTCATGGTCTAGTTATCTCCTTTTCGGGATTGAGTACCCGTGAATGCTTCCGGCAGAAGGTCGGGAGCATTGGCTGATATTCAATCTCAGCAGAAGTAATAATTCACGCCGTCAATTGTTGTTTTGAGGCAAGCGTCATCCGGTACATATTCAGACAGGTTCATAACGTATGGATATTCTTTGCCGTTAACAATGACTGTTTCATCGTCTTTGACTTCATAGTCTTTCAGCATTTTGTAGGATTCTACGCAGAACTCATCTTCAAGCATTCCACGATCCATATTTTCGCTTCCAGCAATGCAACCATTGCAGAAGACATCCGCCGTGATATAAATTTCTTTTTCAGCGTCTTCCGCAAGTTCAGCGCATTCGTAGGCTTCCTGCGGATTCCATGTGGTGAGAATTTCATCTCCCGTGTTAGCGTCTTCAATAGTGAAGTAGTATTCTTTCATGGTTTATTATCTCCTTTGTTAACTATATATTAGCACTTTGTTGTATAGTAGTCAACTACTATACAGCGATTTGTTACAGAATTGTGATCCTTTTTAGGCAGAACCGCAGAACCTGATTCCCGCTGCGGTCGCTGAAAATAGGGCAGAACCGCCGTTTTCAGCTTTTAGTCGTGGGCATTCAGCCACTGAAGGACATTCCCGCCGGAATTCAGCATTTCCCGCAGAACGGCTTCAGCGTTTTCTCTTTGCTGGAAATCGCCGACTACTTCAAAATCATCTTTCCGCTTGTGGTAGCAGAAAATGTGGAACACGGAATCACCGCAGAACGTGTCAACACGCAGAACGCAATCATTCACGAGCATGGTTAAAACCCCCTTCCTGGAATCGGGCATGATGGATCATTAACCCGTGTATACCGCAGAACGGTTATTTTCTGCGGTATAGGCTGACTAATGAACCTATTCTGATTAGTAGTACCGGACAGCAGAACGGTTTATAACAAGGTCAGAAACCGCAGTTTCCCATGTTATGCCGTCTTTACTCCATGACTGCCCATAAACACGGAATTTATAACCGTTTTCGGTTTCGTACAGGTCACACCCGTTTTTTATGTCCATGCCTTCTAACATGTCATAAACGTCTGACAAATCCCGCAGAACGGTGAAACCGTACGGCATGCGGAAACGCTTGCTTTCAATCGGTTCAATATAGGCAAAATAACCCTTTGCAAAATCGATTTTGGAAAGCGTTTTTTCCTGTTCTGCGGTGTGGTTTTCGAGCGCAGAATCATCGCAGATTTGCAGAACAGAAACAGAGTTAAGCATTTTTTCCATAACTAAAAACCTCCTGAACTATGGATCTTTCAAGTCTTATTGACTCGTGTTACCCCTTGAAACCTGTTCAAGGGGTAAGGCTTGCCAATAAGTATTACTTTTTTATTTCATCCACAAACACGATATTGTTTTTGAGATAGCACAAACCGCATTCCATGCATTTACGTGAACCGCAATTGATTTTAATTTCGGGATGGTTTGCTAAATAGTCCTTAGTCCATACCGTGAAAATCTTGTCAATAAACGGATACAGGTTAAGCATATTATCCGCACGGCAATTCAGAGCGGGGGAACTGTATATAATATTCAGATTTTCCGGTTTAACTGCCCCCTGTTCAATTGCACTCTGAATAATCCAAGGGTTTTTTGTCCATAATGCGAAACGAGTGAACGGGTTAGCATGGCAGAGATTGAAGTAATTCATAACCTGTATTTCGTTGTTCAAATCGCCGAAGGCCTCAAATCTGAAGAATATACAATTCAGATGTGGCATAAATGTTTCGCTAATCAGCGTTTTTGTTAAGAGTTCAGTGTTTTTCGCCAATTTGCTTTCCAATGTCTTATACATTGCAAGCATTCTGCCCGCATAGCAATAGTGGCAGATACAATGCGGGTCTTCTGCCCGCTTCTGACAATGCGGGTTCATCAATACGGATGAAGATAGTGACCACATGCCCGTCATTTTTCCGGTGTGGTTTTTGCACATTGCCTGTTCTAACTGCTGAGTGAAACTGAGTTCCTTTTGTTTTTTCATGGTTTAGTATTCTCTTTTCTAGTAGGGGTTTAGTATAGTGGTTCATCCCCTTACATACTCTATTATATGGATATATATAGAGATGTAAACCCCTATACATAATAAAGGGGTTATTTTCTATACTTTTTTATGGGAAATTATGAAAACTTTTGATTTTGTTTCATTGTGAAATATAACTATTAATTCACATATAATAATGAATCTCAATATATGAATATATATTCATATGTTAAAATCCTGAATATTATCACAAAGCAGCATATTCTATATTATAGAATAGTAATTAATACTAACTAACTATAGTGTGTATTGTATAATTCCGGTATGATGTAGGTAACATATATAAACGGGGGGTAAAGCAAAATTACTTGACCCCCCTGCAGCAGCTGGCTGGAATCCGTTCAACGGTTATTCAATAACCGATAGTCAGGTTGTTAGTATCCATAACATAAAGCTATGAAAGCGGGGGTTTTTGTTCCGGTTTTTGGTTTCCAAACACTTGTTAACATTCCTGGATATTTCACAACCTTCAAATATCCGCATGGTTATGCGGTTTCAGCCACATTGTGAAATAATCACAAACGCGCATAATGTACATTATGCGAAGTAGCCTAGTAAATGCACACAATGCACAATCAGGAGTCCGTGCTTGTGAGGCTTTCACAAATAGGGTACGGGGTTGGGGTATATACGCCTACCCCCTCGGCTGCCATGTAACACCCCCTACCAACCATCACACTAAATAGACCTGCATGCATGTTTCTATGCTATATTGCGTTTATGAAGAACGAAGAACTCTACGAAGCGATCGTAGCAAGCGCACGTAAAGATGTGCGGGACATCGAGATATACAGAGACCTGGTGGATATGCTTGTGGCGTGGGGGAGAAGTGACAACGAGCCATACAGGAGAGCGGACCAGGTGCTGTTCATTCTGAATTATGCGATGTCATTAGCGGTGAAGGATAAGGATTACGCAAGAGCAGAGGAGTTAAGGACGCTGATTTTCAAACTGCTGTTGTTTTCTGCGCCGAAGAATCTAGATCATTACTTACAGGCATTGGAATATGACCGGAATCCGGCAGAAAGGTTCTATTTGCCAAGACGGCATGTGCTGTTAGGGCATGCGAAGGCACTGCAGAGACTGTACGAGGGGGAGATACAGGAGTTATTTCTTTCTCAGCCGCCGAGAACGGGAAAGAGTCAGCTCGTCAAGGAGTTTTACACATGGGTGTTCGGAAAGGACAGCGAACACAGTAATCTCTACTGCTCTGTTACGGACGATTTGACCAAAGCGTTTTACAAGGGCCTGCTGGAAATCATGACAGACAGTTTCACGTATCATTGGGGAACGATATTCCCGAATGCGAAGATTGTCGAAACAAACGGAGACAAGGAAACGATCAATATCGACCGAGTCAAGGGATATCCAACGATCACATGCAGAAGCCTCTATGGCAGCCTCAACGGCTCTTGCGATGCATATAACATCTTGACCTGCGATGACCTGCTCAGCGGCATTGAAGAGGCACGGAATCCGTCAAGACTTAACACGGCATGGACAACGGTCGATAACAACCTGTTGTCGAGAGCGAAGGAGAGCTGCCGGATACTGTGGGTCGGAACGAGATGGTCTCTGCAAGATCCGATTGGCAGAAGGAAACGTGCATTGGAGAATGACGAGCAGTTTAAAAACCGGAAATGGGAAGAGATTACGATTCCGGCATTGGACGATAAGGACGAGTCGAACTTCGATTACAAGTACGGAGTCGGGTTCTCTACGGAGTATTACCGACAGAGACGGGCATCCTTCGAAGCCAACAACGATTCCGCAAGCTTCATGGCACAATATCAAAATATGCCCATCGAGCGAGAGGCTACGGTCTTCACTCCTGACACAATGCGGTACTTCAACGGGGAGCTGCCGGAAGAACCCCCGATGCGGATATGGGCGGTATGTGACCCTGCGTTCGGTGGCGGAGACTTTGTTTCTGTGCCGATTATCGTGTCTTACAACAAATTGGATCATTATGTCGTGGATGTGCTGTTCAACAACAAGGACAAGAGCATTACACAGCCGTTATTGGCGAAGAAACTGCAGAGATACGGGGTCAACACGATAGATTTTGAAGTATCCAAGACAACCAGGGCTTATGTAGAGGGTGTCGAGAAGGAAATGCGGAAGTTAGGCTATCACTGTACGATTACTACGCACACTGCACCGCAGAATACTTCCAAAGCGATACGTATTTTTGACAAAGCACCGGACATCAGACAGTTCTTTATCTTCCGAGATGCCGGACACCGGAGCAAAGAGTACAATCTGTTCATGCAGAATGTGTTCTCATTCACGGTCGAGGGAAAGAATAAGCACGATGACGCACCGGACTCCCTGTCGATGGCTGCTACGAACCTGTTCAAGTCGAACGTTGCACCTGTGCAGATCATTGCGAGACCGTTTTAAACTTCATTAGTTCCGGTTTTTGGAACTAATCATGCGAAAATTCACTTTTTCGGGCGAAAATCAGTGAATTACTTCCACTTTTGGGAACTAATTTACGTTTTTGCCCTTTTTTGATTCCCATTTGTGAAGAAAACACAAGTTTTCACTTGCGGAATTTTTCTGTTTTTTCTAGTATGCAGACGATAAATCACGGGAAGGGGGAGTTTTTATGCCGGAAAACACCGAAGTGCAGACCACCGAAACGGAAACATCCTCTTCGGAGACGATTGCTACTTCCGAAAACGTTGTCATTCCCCCGAAATACCCGACCACGCTGTCGGAGATGGGGACATTCCTCGGCAGAGAGGAACTGCGGACAACCTCAAGGTACATCACACGGGAAAACGTGTGCTATGTGCTTAACAAGGTGCTTCCCGCTTACCAGCGGAACGTAAATGACATCAAGTACCTGTACAATTACTACCTCGGAGTCCAGCCGATTCTCAATCGGGTCAAGCTCGTGAGACCGGACATCAACAACAAGGTTGCGGTCAACCATGCCGAGGAAATCGTGTCCTTCTTTAACGGCTATATCTTCGGAGATCCGATTGTATATGCCGGAAGAAGCGAAGATGACTGCTCAGAAGAGATACAGAACCTCAACGCCTGGAATGCAGAGAACGATAAGGAAACCGGAGATATCGAGTTAGGCACATGGCTTAACATCTGCGGTATCGGATTCGAAATTGCGCTGCCCAAGTCGGATGTCGAAAGCGAGGAAGAGCAGACTTCTTCCCCGTATATCCGCCGGACATTAGATCCGAGGGAAGCGTTCGTTGTTTACTACAACGGCATCGAGAAGATTCCGGTCATGGGTGTAAAGGTCATCGATACATCCGACACGGATGTCATGTACAACAAACTGTACTGCGTCTATACGGAGACCTCGTATTACGAGATTCCCGACACAGAAGTGCTTTCGGGAAAACTTCCGTACGAGATGCCGAATCCTATCGGTCTTGTGCCGATTGTCGAGTATCAGGCAAACCTTGCACGGCGTGGACGGCTTGAACCTGTCATCCCGATTATGGACGCACTCAACATTTTGGCTTCGAACAGAATGGATGGAATCGAGCAGTTCATTCAGTCGATTCTGTTACTGCGGAATATCGACCTAAGTGGTGAGGATGTTGAGAAACTGTCTCAGTTCGGTGCTATCAAGTACAAGGATGTCGATCCGAGTACACCAGGCGAGGTACGGTACATTACGGCTGAGTTAAATCAGGAAGGCGCACAGACTCTTAAAGAAGACCTGTACGAGAGCTTACTGATTATCAGCGGTATGCCGAATCGCAACGGCGGTTCATCTACTTCGGATACCGGACAGGCAGTCATCTATCGAGATGGATACTTCGCTGCCGAAGTCAAAGCAAGAGAGACGGAAAAGTTCTATTACAGAGCAGAGAAGAACATTCTCCGAGTCATTCTGCGGATCGTGCGGAATATCAAGAGCGATTTCGATGCTCATCTTGCGAACATCGACATCAAGTTCACTCGTAGAAACTACGAGAATACGCTTGTTAAATCTCAGGTGCTTGTCAACATGCTTCAGAACGAGAAGATTGCTCCTCGGCTGGCATTTGTGTATAGCGGAATGTTCTCAGACCCTGAGGCTGCATGGAAAGAGTCGATGCAGTATTACGAAGAGAATCATAAGAAGGAAACGGAGACTGCTGGGAATGCCCAAAATCCAATTAACACAGGAAACGATACAGAAAATCGAAACAGTTCTGAACAGGGGCTGTCAGGCGGAAGTGAAGATTGAACACGGGCAGCCGGAAGTCATTTCCATCAAGCGAAAGAAAGTATCAGACGAAACAAAAGAATAGAAAACCATTCGAAAGAGTCGAAGGTTAATCCAAAGGGATTGCAATAAGGCACACAGAGAAGTGCTTTGCAATCCCTTTTTGTTCTAAGGAGAGCGCAGGTTATGCGAGTAGCGGTATTGGACGAGCTGGATGTTCTTGCAAAACGGCTCATCGAAGAAACGGAAAATCTTCCGCCGGAACAAAAGCGGAAACATATCACGGACGAAGTCTACGAACTGCTTGTGCTTGCCTACATCTACGGTATCGACAGAGTTCAGCGACAGGATATCGAAGGCAGACTGCCTAGAAGCGAGTCTGAGGCGGTGTTTACCGCCCTGGAACGCTCGGAACAGCCAAAGACAGAGGAGATTCCGTACAAGACGGAAGACCTCTACAGGGCTTTGTATAAGCCCGTTGCCGGAGAAACGTTCGAAGAGCGGATCTCAAGACGGATTCAGGAAGGAACGCTCGACAGGGAAACCCTGCGGAGAATTCTTGAAACCGATTATCACCGGATGGAAGAAACCGGAGCGTATGACAGGGCAGTGTCCTACTCAGAGGAAACGGGCCTTCTTCCATACAAGGTTTGGCAGACGATGCGAGATGACCGAGTACGGGATACGCATCAGTACATCGAGGGTGTAGAAGTGCCGATTGATGCATGGTTCTACACATACGATTCCGACATGGCAAGGTTTCCAGGAGACTTCGAATTGCCGGAGAACAATATCGGCTGCAGATGCTGGCTGAGATACACATTCAAGTGAAAAACGGGGTGTCTAGTGATTGCAACACGAAAAGCACAAGCCTTAGTGCCTGTCACCCCGTGACAAATAAGGCGATTACGAAAGGCGGTAATTACATGGAAGAAGTTTGGAAACCCATTAAGGGCTACGAAGGGCTTTACGAAGTCAGCAACACGGGCAAGGTCAGAAGCCTTGACCACGTAACAGAAGTTCACCGGAGCGGAAAAACATACATGTGTCCGCATAAGGGAGCGGAACTAAAACCTGTCAGACGGCAACACGGATACCTCGGCGTGATGCTTTACGGAAAAGGCGGACATGAAACACGAGGATTCAAAACGTTCTCTGTACACAGGCTGGTTGCTGAAGCGTTTGTTCCAAACCCGAGGGGCTTGCTTGAAGTCAATCACATTGACGAGGACAAGACCAACAACAGGGTTGAAAACCTTGAGTGGGTGACAAAACGAGAAAACGTAAACCACGGAACGGCACAGTCACGCAGAGCAAAGAAGGCTATAAACGGCAAGAAAAGCGTGGCGATTCGACAGTTCACAAAAGACGGAGTTCTTGTCGCAGAGTATCCAAGCATTGCCGAAGTACACAGACAGACCGGATTCGCACAAGCAAACATCTGTAAGTGCGCTCAAGGCAGCAAGCAGTATTCCCATGCATACGGATATGTGTGGAGATACGTGAACAGGTAGAAACGGGAAGTTATGCCCGTTGAATACAAAGTCAGAGAAGACTTCAAAAACCGCACATCGCTAGAGAAAGCGATTCAGAAATTTCGCAAGGAGAAACTAATGAGTTTTTTACAGGATTTACTCGGAGATTCCTATAAAGAGGGAATGAACGAGGATGAACTCTCCAAGGCTGTTGAAAAAGCCGTAAAAGCCAAGGAGAAACAGGCAGAACAGGATTTTAACAAAATCAAAAATGCGTTAAGCAAAGCGTCATCCGATGTTGCGGATTACAAGCATCGGCTTCAGGAACATCTTTCCGAAGATGAGCGAAAGAAGACCGAGCAGGACGAACTGCTTGAAAAACTTCAGGCTGAGAACGCCGAGTTCAAAAAGCAGTCCACAATCGCACAGCACAAAGCAAACTTTGTTGCACTCGGATACAACGAAGACCTCGCTCAGAAGTCTGCGGAAGCACTCTTCGAAGGCGATATGGGTTCTGTGTTCGCAAACCTTAAGGCAGCGAAAGCAGAATTCGAAAAGGGCATTCGTGCAGATGTTATGAAACGCACTCCCGTTCCGCCAGCAGATGGTTCAAACGGCAAGAACAATGTCACACGGGAATCTATCATGCAGATCAAAGACCCCGTTGAAAGACAGAGAGCGATTTCCGAGAACCACGAATTATTCGGCTATTAAGGAGAAAGAAAATGGCAGTTATTCCTAACACCACAACTTCCGTAAACGGATTTACTGATGTAAATGCTCGTGAAGTTGATTTCGTTACCCGCTTTGGTAACAACTGGCAGTCCCTCATGGAGATCCTCGGCATCATGCGTCCGATTCGCAAGACTCCGGGAACAATTCTCCGTGCGTACAACGCTTCCATCACGCTGGAAGACGGCACTGTCGCTGAAGGCGATGAAATCCCGTTCTCTCTTGCGAACGTGACTGAAGTCCTGAAGGCTGATGTTGACATCAAAAAGTATGCGAAGGCAGTCACTCTTGAGGCTGTTTCCAAGTACGGTGCTGACATCGCTGTTCAGAAGACTGACGATGCATTCCTTACTGAACTGCAGGGCAACGTTACCGATGACTTCTACGCATTCCTGCAGACAGGTTCTCTCGCAGTAAGCGCAGCGAACTTCCAGGCTGGCGTTGCAAAAGCAATCGGTGCTGTCCGCAATAAGTGGAAGAGCATGCGTAAGGACATCACAGAAGTTGTTGTCTTTGCAAACATCCTCGATGCTTACGATTACCTCGCTTCTGCGAACATCACCATTCAGAACCGTTTCGGCGTTCTGTATGTTGAAGACTTCATGGGCGCACGGGTCATCCTGACTTCCGAGATTCCGGCTAAGAAGGTCATCGCTACTCCGGTAGAGAACATTGACCTGTACTATGTCGATCCGTCCGATTCCGACTTTGCTCGTCTCGGTCTGCAGTACACCACAGACGGTGTCACCAACCTGATTGGTTTCCATGCTGAAGGAAACTACCGCCGTGCTATCGGTGAATCTTATGCCCTCATGGGTATGAAGCTGTGGGCTGAATACCTTGACGGCATCGCTGTTGCGACAATCGCTGGTGCTTAATCGGTCTTATGAAGCAGTATCGAGTGATTAAATATTTCACCGACCTGCAGGACAGAGATTACGAATACAACGTTGGAGACATCTTCCCTCACGAGGGCAAGGATGTCTCCGATGCTCGTATCGCAGAACTGTCTTCCGATAAAAACGCACAGGGTGTTCCTCTGATTGAGGCTGTTGAAGAAACACCGAAAGAAGAGGAGAAACCTAAGACTTCGGCGAAGGCAAAGGCACGGCGAAAGACAAAGTAAAAAAGACGAAAGGAGTAGACCTACATATGTCCATGACGAGAGAAGAGATGATCGCACAGGTCAGTGCAATGGCAGAAGAAGATGATGCCACTGTGGTAGGTTACTACCTCGACAATGCTGCAGAGATTATCCTCAATCAGATGTATCCGTATGACGAGAGCAGAGAAGGTTTGACGGAACTCGCTGTTCCTGACAAGTATCTCTACACTCAGATGCGGATCGCTGTTGTGCTTCTCAACAAGAGAGGTGCTGACGGAGAATCGATGCACATCGAAAACGGAATAAACAGACACTACTCATCGACCGACATCCCAGCGGATCTGCGCAGACAGATTGTTCCGAAGGCGGTGACATTCTGATGGGCAGAATGCGGACACAGATGATTAACCGTACTCCGTTCTATTACGCTCTGTATTCAGGCAAAACACCGGAAGTAGACGAGGACGGATTCTATACAGGCGAGGAAACTGCGGAATACAGTGAACCCATCCTGTATACGAAAGCGGTTATCTCCGCTGCACGAGGAACTGCCGATATAGAGCAGTTCGGTAATCTCGACAACTACGATAAAGCGATTGTCACTGCGGACATGGAATGCCCGATTGACGAGAACTCTATCCTGTGGATTGACGAGACCGATACTACGAAAGCACACGACTACATTGTGAAGCGTGTAGCGAAAAGTAAAAACGGTATCTCGATTGCAGTGGCGAAAGTCAAAGTCAGCAACGAGGAGTAGGTGTACCCACCATGAAGATCAGCATTAGTGTGGACGGCATCGAAAAGGCGGTCGGTCGCATTGCGAACCTTGAAAAAGACCTAAACATGAAATGCGATGAATTTGCAAATCGGCTTGGTCAACTTGGGGTTCGCATCGCAACCATGTACTATGCACAAGCACCGTATGCTGGAACAAACGATGTGGAAGTGACGCTCGATGAAACAGGAAAACTCGGAACAGCGCAAATTGTTGCTGGGGGTGACGCAGTCCTGTTTATAGAGTTTGGTACAGGTGTTACGATGCCCGATGCATTTGAGGCAAGAGGGGAGTTAGTGGATGATAGCGGGATTGTCTACCACGGTCAGTGGGGAGATAAAAAAGCGTCAAATCCTAAAGGCTGGTATTTTCCTCTAGAGGGTGTATCAGACACTTCACATTTGCCTGACGGAACGAAACTTGTTGGTCATTACAACAGGACAAGACATCAGACGGAATATTATTGGAAAACCCGTGGTAATCCGGCTTTCCCTGCAATGTACATGACCAGGAACGACCTGATTGACAGTATCGAAAGAATAGCAAGAGAGGTGTTCAAACTGTGATTGATAAAGAGAATGAAATATTCACACGAGTCAAGGAACAGATTGTGGCACAGTATCCCGATGCTGTTGTAGATAGTTCATATCAGTCCGTTCCGAGTGGATTCCCACACGTATCGCTCTATCAGAACGATGCATTCACGCCGGATAACATGCTTGATTCGGCATATCTGCCGAAATACGTGTCGATTGGGTTCACGGCACATGTTTATTCCAATAAGACCAAAGGGAAAAAACAGGAGTGTAAGAAAATCATGGGCATCATCGCTGATACGATGGCTCGGATGAACTTTCGAATGATTATGCTTACTCCTGTGCCGAATCTTAACGATTCAAGTATTTACCGTCTGTCTGCTCAGTTTGAAGGCATGGCAGACGCAAACGGATTTTATGGAAGATAAGGAGATGTGACTATGGCTTATAACGCTTCCAGCACTTACAAGACATTCTTGATGCATTCTACTGATGGCACAGCCTACACCAAGGTAATTGACATCAAGGACTTCCCGGATCTCGGTGGCGAACCGGAAACCATCGACACAACTACGCTTACGGATTAACGTATGAGTCCGCTTCACCGGAAACGGTGATGAATAAACACCCTGTGAAAACGGTGAAACTCTGTGAGAGCAGACAATACCGTGCCAAGCCAAAGGGAAGGTGTAACGACTATTCCGAAAGGAAGTACACACAAGCGTGTGGAAGTGCAGGGAACCCGAAAGGGTTAAGAGATAGTCTGATCTACATGGGAACATGTAGCGGTCTGAAAAGACGGGCGTGTAAAACAAAGCACCAACGGGTGTGGCGTTGCGAAACACGCTGAACAGTAATGGCAATGCGTACAAGTGTCCTCGGTATCCAGGAAGCGGAGAACTTCGTGTTCAACGCTAACTACGATCCGGCTCAGTATCAGCAGCTCGTCACGCTGTCCACAGCAGACGAGACAGCACCGTCCTACTACGCAGTATGGTTCGGTGGAACTGATGTGGCGGGTTCAGACCCGACTCCGACCGGAAACCTTGGTAAGTTCTCTTTCAAGGGAACAATGTCCAAACCGTATGTAACAGGTGCTGGTGTTAACGAAGCACGTTCGATTTCTATTTCGATTGCTCCGGCTACACCTGTAAGTTTCGAATACTCCGCTGGTTAAGACTAGCGGTTTCGCTTTAAGACCATTTCAAAGAAGGAGGCTTATTTAAATGGCAAAGACAATTGAGTTTACATATAACGATGAAGACTACACTCTTGAGTTCACCCGTAAGATTGTTCGTGACATGGAAGCAGAGGGGTTCTCGTTTCGCAGAATGAACGATGCTCCGGCTACATTCATGCCCCGACTTTTCGAAGGTGCGTTCCGGCTTCATCACCGCAAGGTCAAAAAGGAACTTATAAACGAAATTTATAAGCACATTCCTGAAAAACAGGATCTGATGGAAGCTCTTGTGGAGATGTATAACGATGCTGTCGATACGCTGTTTGAAGAGCCTGAGGAAAGCGAAAAAAACGTTCAGTGGAAGAAGTCGAACTTCTGAGTTCGACCTCTTCCTCTTTTCCTAAAAAGCAGAAAACATACACCCAAATCATGGACGAAATGTTTCCGGTTTATCTAGATGCAGGGATGACCCCTGACGATTATTGGAACGGCGATGTGACTTGGGTGATTGGATATAGAGAAGTGATTGAGCGAAGGCGTGAATGGCAGAACCAGGTGCTGTGGCTTCAAGGATTGTATGTATACAAAGCAATCGATGCCATCATGCCGGCCCTTTCCATAAAGTCGAAAGCGACAACTATCGAACCATATCTTGAAGACCCGATTCCGATTACCGATAGAGAAAAGAGAGAGTCAGAGGAACGGAAGGAAAGAATGGCATACGAAAAGAACCTTGCTCACATGAAAGCACAGGCGGCAAGGATCAATGCACGTTTCGCACAGAAGAGAAAGGGGGTGACCACCGATGGCTAGTGCTTCGTATAGCGATATTAAGATTAATATCAAAACTTCTGCTGATTCTAACGGAATCAAAGACGCAACAAAAGCGTTGAAAGAATACTCCGCTGCAGTCAGCGAAGCCTCAAACAAATCGGAAGGATTATCCAAGACTTCCAGCGTCCTTGAACGAACCACTTCATCGGCTGTTGCACAAGCGACCGAAAAAACACTTCCACGGTCAACATCTTCCATTGTGACCGAGTCTGTTGCTGAGTCCGGTCGTAACGATGTTGTTGAAAGATTCAATATTTGGGGTGTCGAACTTGAACGGATGGCAGACGGTGCTAGGAATGCATCCTCTGCGGTAAGAGGATTTCTTTCCGCAATTGGCACAAGAGCCGGAAGCGAAGTATCTAAGTTTGGAAAACAACTTAGAAGCGTTGCGGAAACCTTCAAACGAATTGCCTTCTATCGTTTTGTAAGAACGGTAATTAAAGAGATCACCGAGGGATTCCAAGAGGGTGTAAACAACCTGTATCAGTGGTCAAAACTTGCAAACGGTGCGTTTGCTCAGAGCATGGACAGGATAGCAACCTCAACGCTCTACATGAAGAACAGTTTGGGAGCGATGGTAGCACCGATTATCAATGCACTTGCTCCGGCAATCGATTGGCTTATTGATAAGTTTGTTGCTCTCCTCAATGTAATTAACCAGGTGTTTGCGCTTCTGAACGGTGCGACATCATGGACAAAGGCGAAGAAGTATCCCACGGAATATGCAAAGGCTGTTGCCAGCGGTGCCGGCAAAGCAAAAGAGGCATTGGATAAACTTGGGCTTGCACAAATCGATCAGTTAACCATTCTCCGTAATTCAAATGGAAGCGGAAGCGGTGGTGGCGGTGGCGGAAGCGGTCTTGATTATTCGGGCATGTTTGAAGAAGTGAGCGACTTCAACAAACGGCTTCAGGATCTGATTGGAAAGATGAAAATCAACTTCAATGATGTCCTGTTCAAGTGGGATAACCTGACACCGGAAGACATTGCGAAAAAGGCAATCGCCGGACTGAGTGCATTCTTAGGCGGTGCTGCCGGATTCATTATTGGCGGTGTGCCAGGAGCGGTTGTCGGAACGCTTATCGGCGGAACAATTGGCTTGGCAATTGATTCAATCATCTTCAACGGCGATGGTAAGTTGAGCCGTACCGAGATTGGCGAAATGCTGAGATTGGCACTATTCACGATTGCTGGCGGTGCGATTGGATTTGTGGTCGGTGGTCCAGGCGGTGCGCTGATTGGAGCGTCTGTCGGGATGAGCCTGTATGGTGGGATTAAAGTGTTTGAATTCTTAAACGACACCAAAACGAATCTTATCGAAAAACTTATGCCGATTCTCGGAACGCTTGGCGGAGCTGCTATTGGTTTTAAACTTGGTGGCCCAGCGGGTGCGCTCATTGGTGCAATGATTGGTCTTGGTGTTTCGATGGCGATTGAAACCTTTGGGTTCAACGATACAAGCAATTGGAAAACAGCCGATTGGCTGAAGGCAATTGTCGCTTGCCTCGCTCCTGCGGCTGGTGCAATCATCGGTCTGACCGTTGGCGGACCAGGCGGAGCTGCCATTGGCGCACTCATTGGCTTGGGAGTAGCGTTCTCGCTCAAGACAAATATTGTCGAGGGCGCAGAGAAGTACGGTCAGCGGTTAAATGAAACTGTAAAGCACCATTCGCAGAGAGCCGAGCAGACATTAAAACAGTCCGGTATGAATATGACCACCACAACTCAGAAGAGCTTTGGTGACATGGAATCTGCTGTTGGAACAAGTCTCGGTGGTTCAAGCACTATTGTCCACAACAAGACCGGAGACATCAGCAAAACCATCGCATCGCAGTGGAGCGGAATCGTATCCGATACCAACGCTAAGTTTGGAAATGTTGGCACAACCATCTCCCGAAAGATGGGAACGGCGAATGCGAACGCAAACACAAGTGCTACCTCAATCGAAAGAACCGTAAGCAATGCATGGTCTAACATCAATAGAGACACCAATTCGAAGTGGAGCAGTATCACAGATACAATCGGCAGTTGGATTGAAAGAGCCAAGAGAAAACTGAACTTCTCTTGGAAACTTCCTGAAGTAAGTCTTCCGCACATTCCTACACCGCACTTCTCGATGGCAACAGGCATCATGGGTGTTCAGTATCCGAGATTTGACGGATGGTGGGCAGAGGGTGGATTCCCTTCAACCGGATCTCTGTTCATTGCAAACGAGGCTGGCCCCGAAATGGTCGGCACTATGAACGGACGCACAGCGGTCGCAAACAACGATCAAATCGTTGCTGGTATCTCACAGGGTGTCTATGAAGCCGTAAGAGATGCGATGGGCGAAGGCAACCAGGCGGTAAATGTTTACCTCGATGGCAAGCAGATTTCGGGAAGTGTTGTGAAGAACATCAACTCCGAAACACGCCGGACGGGAAGCAGTCCGCTGCTGAGTTATTAAGAAGACAGGGGGTAAGCAAAGAATGACAAGACCTGGACCATTCGCAGGGCTTACAGATAAAGACCCTGCCAACACATTCATTGTTGAACTTTCGGACGGGACGCAGATTACGCTTCCCGTCCCTAAGATCAAACCTGGTTACACAGAAGAGGACTTGCAGTTAGAGGCATGGCGAGATGAAGCCGGATATCTTCACAAGATTGAGGCAAGACGGTCACTGCGGAGAGTGGATCTTGAATGGCCCTATCTCAATAATTCGCAGTTACAGTTAATCAAGCATGCATTGAAGGCAGAGGAATACTTCAAGTTCTATTACTACAACTACGAGGACGGAACGAGCGGAGTCATTGACGAGGCTTATTCCGGCACACTGACTTACAATCTGTATTCTCTCCGAAAGGGAGAGGCGGAATGGATTGATATCAAAGTCGCAATTATCGAAAGGTAAGGAGAGAACATTATGCTGAATGTATCTGAAGCAGTAAGACAGGCATACATTAACGGTAATGCAAAGACCGAGATTTTCCTTACTGTCACGACTACTGACGGGGTGGTTCACGAATACAATCCGAGAAACATCCTGTCAGGGTCTGTTTCTATCGTTGAGAGTCTCTGTTCCGCAGAGACTTTTGACATTTCACGAGTCGAGAAGAACGAACTGACATTCACGCTGTTCAATATCACAGAGGATATCAAGGGACTGCAGGGGGGCAACGTTGTTGCGAAGCAGAGGGTCTATACCGATGCAAGCGATGAAACAGTGTATACAGACATTCCGTTAGGCACGTATACGATTGCGGAAGCGATGAATGACGGAGACTATCTGTATAAATGCACCGCTTACGAAGCGACAACGGTAAAACTCGACAATCTTATCGATGATTGGTGGAAGAACCTCACGTTCCCGATTACACTGCGGAATCTCGCTGTTTCCATGTTTCAGTATTTGGGCTGTGCATATGACATCCCTGCTGAATTCACAAACAGCGATTACTCCATCGAAACACTGAACGCAGACTTCGAAGGGGTATCGGGAGCGGAGATCCTTGGCTATATTCAGGAAATCGTAGGCGGTTTCTTCAAAGCTGACAGACAGGGTGTTATCCGGCTGAAAGTGCCGACTCCTGTATCTTCCGGTCTGTATCCGCATATCGGTCTGTATCCTCGTACAGGACTGTATCCTCGTAGGAGCAACAGAGCATTCGGAGACGATACAACCGCAGGGACAGGCGATTGGAATTATCCGCAGATTGTCGGAGATTTGCAGTTAGGGGATTACGATGTCAAATCCGTTACGAAAGTACAGATTCGGGGAACGGAAGACGATATCGGAATCATTGCCGGAAGCGGAACAAATACCTACGTTATTCAGGGCAACCCTCTGCTGTTCAATCTGACTGCGGAAGGCGGTGCTACGATTGCACAGAATATTCTCGATCAGGTCGGACAGGTTTCGTACAAGCCGTTCAGCGGAAAGTTCATGGCGCAGCCGTATGTCGAAGTCGGAGACATTGCCAAGATTGAAACATACGCAGGGAAGGAAGGAGATTCTCCTATCTTCCAGCGGACATTAAGCGGAGCGAGATTGGCGTTCGACAACTTCCAAAGTCTTGGACTTGAGTACAGGGAACAGGTGTCTTCTGTCAACCGGAAACTCACGACCATCAATCAGCGGACGCACGAGATCAAAAACACGGTAGACGAGATGTCTTCTACTGTATCGAATGTCGAGCAGAGGGTTACAACAAACGAGACCAACATCACTCAGAATGCGAATGCGATTACGTTACAGGCACAGAAAACGGGGTATCAGAATTACATCGTAAACGGTGACTTCTTAGACCTCTCAGACCCCGCAAAAGGATGGGCGTTATTCACAAGTGGTGGCACTTGTGAGGTTGTTGATGATCCCGACTTCAAAAGCGGTAAGGCAATTCATTTTGTTCAAGGCTCAAGCGGTTCAGCGTTTGCACGATATGACCTCAACTTTGGCGAAGAGGTAGAACTTTACGGCAAAAAGGTCGTTCTCTATGTAGATGTTAAAACAATAAGCACAAGCGACCCTACGAACAGAATGAGAATGAGAATCCGTGGCAAATCTACGGATGGGACTTACTCAAATTTATCGGACGCTTGGACGGAGGTTCAATCGGGTGTTCACAGTTGCCGACTTATCTATAAGCCAACAAGCAGTAGGATTGTCACCGAACTTCAGTTTCTCCCGTTATTTGCGTTTACGAACTATGAGGGTGAGGGGTATATGAGCATGGCTTGTGCCATCATCATTGACGCAGACGAAGAACCACCTACATGGGGATTCTATACGGATTTGCCAAAGAACAATCTGATTTCTCAGATTAACATTGAGCCGAGTGGAATCAAGATTCAGGGCGAAAAGGTAGATATTTGGGGAGTTACAACTATTCACAACACAGACGGAAGCGGAGAAACCGTTTTGACGGGGTCTACCATTAAATCCGCAATCATCGAAACCGGAACTCTCAAGGGTGCTAGTGCATCACTCACGTTTGATATGAGTACAAGCACAACGGAGTATAAAGTCCAAATGAAACCGGGCGGTGTCACGTATGACGATACAACGCTATATGGAATTAGGTTTGATGATGTGAATGACAACGGCGCATTTCTTGTGACATGCAAATCAATGTTCTGCGAATCATACATTCAAACATTTGTTGTTGACGGACTGTCGGTGGAATTGGGCGGCCCGAACAGAGGATTCAGCATATATAGCGGCGGATATCAAAAGCTTAAAGTGGTAGACGGTAATTTTACTGTCGGATATAAACCCGCCCAAGGGTCGTCGAATACCGCCCTAAAGGTGTCTGACGGTGGCGTTGAAACAATTAACTATGCAACAACTACAACCCTGTACATAAACGGGCGTGGGTATACAGGCACGATGGAATGGGCAAACATTACACAAAACGGGGTTTTATACTACGTTCCTGCGCTCAGACTGAGTTAAAGGGAGACTCTATGACAAAGTACACAAGAGCAGTAAAAGCATTTGAACAGCAGATTGTAACAGCGGTCAATCAGTGTGGTCTTCCCCCGATTGTCTGCGACCTTGTTCTTACGAACGTGCTTAACGAAGTGAGAAAGATTGAAGAAAAAGAAGAAGACCCTGAACCGCAGGAGAGTCCTGTAGAAAGTGAGGTAGAACCGAATGGCGTATTCGAAAACAGTGTGGAATAACAACACACCGCCTGACATCAGTGCAGAGAACCTGAACAAGATGGAACAGGGCATCGCAGATGCTCAGTTTCCTGACGGTGGAAGCACCGGACAGATCCTTTCGAAAACGAATGATGGCACAGGCTGGATTGACGCACCAAATAGTGCGGAGTGGGGAAACATTACAGGTCAGCTTTCTGAGCAGACCGACCTTGTTTCTCAGTTAGATACGAAGATTACAATGCCTTCCGGCGGTACTACCGGACAGGTGCTTACGAAGACCGCATCGGGTCAGGCGTGGCAAGATGCTTCCGGTGGTGGAAATGTAGACACCGTCAATGGCATCTCCCCCGATGCAAATAAGAATGTTCAGACGGCTACTGATCTTACGGAAGCTGCGTACGAAGCCCTGCCGAGTACGAAGGAGTCCGACAATGTCGATTATTATCTGACCGATGCAGATTCCACCATAGCGACCGCAGAGGACATTCCGTACGACAATACGACAAGTGGAATGACCGCAACGAATGTGCAGGGTGCGTTGGATGAGTTGACTAATGATTTAATTCATAAAGTGACGTATGATCTCGGTCCGCTTACCTTAAACGGGGCGGGAGTTCAGATTCCGAATTTCGCAAGTATTCCAAACGACAAAATTGTTGTTCTGAATTTTCACAGATATGCGTACGGTGCCTCACTGACGGCGAGTGTGCAGACTATCAGAAAAAATGACTTTGGAAACGGAGTAACTGTTTTCTTTCAAGCAGCAAGCAAATACATCGTTGTAAAAATCTCTATTAGCGGTCTTATTACCATGTCAACACACGCTTCGGACGGTGAACCATACGTTGATGTGGTTGTGCTTTAATTCAGCATTGGTAACATGGCGAAATGCGGTTATACTGTGTTTGAGGTGAAAACATGAAAAAGAACTGTATCGGCACAAAGCCTTGTGAACACTTGATTTGGTACAACCCAGCGCCAGAGCATTCGGGCAAATTTAAATTCGTCTGCGCAAAGCACAACAAGGAACTGCTTGTCGATGCTGACCGTGTTATGGACACGCTTTACAACAAGTATCCGTGCAAACTGAATGCGCCGAATGTTTTGGTTGACGGTGAATGCGTGGAATTAGAAAACATTTACTGACCTAAATCAGCAGATCATGTAATACCCTTCGGGGTACGTATCAAAAAGCCAAATCCATGAAATGAAAGGAGAATTTTATGGCAGTTCATATGAGAAACGGAATCCAATATGGTGGGATTCCGAACGGAACAGTCAAAGGAGTAAATCCATCGACAGTTCCAACAACAGTCAAGCAGTTAAATCAGATTGGAACAGTGGGCAACATTGCTCCGGTCACAATTCCGAGTGCCGTAAAATTTTCTAACGGCAACACCCTGGAAACGGCAATCGGATCTGTTGCGACAATCGAAACAAGTCCGGCTGTCGCAGCTCACGACGCTGGCGAATATATTTTCTACAACGGTCAGATGTATAAGGTGATCACTGCCATTGCGGTAGGAGAAACGCTGACCGTAGACACGAACATCGAAGCAACATCCGTTGGCACTGAACTAACTCAGTTAAATAATGATTTAACGAATGTTATTACAGGCACATTGACCGCTAATGCAGGAGTGTCGATAACCGATGCATATATTGGCAAGGTTGGAAGATTGGCAACGTTAACCGTGACAGTATCTATTACTGCGTCGAAATCAGCGTACACTCGTCTAGTAGAAATTCCTTCCGGTTTTCGACCGGTTCGTCAGTTTCTTAGAACCAATTATGACATTACGGTCAGCGGTGCTATTCGTAGCCCTAACAACCTGTCCGCAGGTCAATCATTTACTGTTTCCGAAACATATATTATCGGCTGATAACAATGTTGATTTATTTACTTCATTAAATCATTATTTAATTTGGGAAAGGTGTTGACGAATCGTCAACATGTGGTTAAACTTTCTGTTACATACAGAAAGGGAGATAACCACAAAAACCATGACTCAATTCACAGATTTAGTTCTTACAAGATTGGATGCAACAGGGGTCTTCACCCAGCAACAGTTATCCATCATCAAAGCGAATGTACAGGCACTCGCAGACTCGTTCGATATGAAGCCAAAGGGCAATCAGGTCGTGCCGTATGACTACCTTCAGCCGGACGGATACAAGGCGTATCTCGTCATCAAAAAGACGGAAGGTTTGTCAGACAAATCGCTCAAGGCGTACAAGTTTGCGATTGACCATTTCCTTCTAGCGGTCATGAAACCGCTCGATAAGATTGTGCCTACTGATATTAAGTTGTACCTGTACAAGAAGCAGACTGCAGACGGCAACCAGGTTTCAAGTGTAAACAATATCAGAAGGTACTTGTCATCCTTCTTCGGATGGCTATATGACGGTCATTGGATTGAAGAAAATCCGATGAAGCAAGTAAAGGCAGTCAAAGGGCTGAAGAAGGTCTACGAACCTATCACAGCAGAGCAGTTCGAACTGATGATTGAAAAGACAGAATCACCACGAGACAGAGCGGTACTTGCCGTTCTTGCCGGAAGCGGTATCCGAGTTGGAGAAGCATGCACGATGCGATTAGATCAACTCGACCTGCAAAACAGGAGATTTCGTGTAAGGGGTAAAGGAAACAAAGAGCGCATCTGCTTCTTAACTCCGAGAGCAAAGTGCGAATTGCAGAGATACCTCAAAACGAGGAATGACGATTCGCCATATGTGTTCGTTACAGAGCGTTCGCCTAAACGCAAAGTAGCAACAAGCACCATCCAAGGCATCTTCAAAAGATTAACTCAGGAACTCGGTTTCAATGTCCATCCGCATAAGCTCAGACACTTCTTTGCGGACAACGCTCACGAAGCGGGAATCGATGTTCTCGACATCTCACGTATGCTCGGTCACGAGTCTGTGGACACCACTAAGATTTACATGAGTATCAACGCAGATGACCTTGCATACAAACACGCAAGATTAAGGTAGTAACACTCTTGACTACAGAAAGTAGAGGGAAGAATGAAATGAAATATTCGGTTATTCAGTGCGTGAACGGAAGCAACACAATCGTTGCAGAGGGCATCACAGACCTGTCCTTTGCGAAGACTCGCTTCCACGGACTCTGTCAGACTCTGTGGAATGCGCCGGATGTTCTCACAGGAGAAGTCATGATTGTTGACGAGCAGTTAAACTGTGTCGAAGGATACAAAGAATTCATCCATCACGATCCTCAACCT